CAAGCAGGAGTCGTCAGACGAGATCACTGGGTGACGGGAGTTCAGACGTCTTGACCATAGAGGTCGTCGTGGCTCATATCAAAGCAGTCGTTGCTTCCGTCGAAGCGCAGGGCGGGCTTGCCGTTGACCGTTATAAGTTCACCCGATGCGGACGTGATGGGCGGGCGCTGTGAGGTCGCGCTCTGTGATGCGTCGTTGCCATTCCCGGACTGGTCATACCATGTTTTCACCCGCCCAAGGGAAGCGCCAACGTGCGCCTGCAGAGTCGCCGTGTCGAGGTTGCCTTGGGAATCAAAGTAGATATCCTTCTCCGCGCTGTCAGAAGAACGAGACACGCGGATGGCAGGGCCGAGGTAGGCCGAACGCAAGAGGCGCAAGCCATAGGCCGCCGCCGAGTCGGGGTACTTGTCGAGGAGCTTGTCCTGTGGCCGTGGGAACACCTGCGAGCTCCGGTAGTCGAGGACTTGGAAGCTGTAAGACGTGCTCGCGTTGACCCTTGCCCGGTGCACGGGAAATGGAAGGGGGTTGCTGCGGTCGTGAACCAACCTGACATTCAACGAAGTGCCGTTGGAGCCATCGACCAACCGAAACTCGATGACCTGTGAACCGTGCGAGGCGCTCGTGGTGATGCGGAGCTTGTCGCCCACCTTGTAGTTGCTTCCGCCTGACGCCGCAACGATGGTTGAGAGCGTGCCGTCGGCAAGGAACGTGTAGGTGAATGTCGCGCCCGACCCTTCACCGGTCAGGGATGTGGCCGACACGGTCGCAGAGCCCGACGTGGTGTGCGTGAAGGTGCCGTTGCAAATCCCGGGGACTTGGTTTGACACGGGGCCAAAGGTGTCGCCTCCAGATGTGCGCAAGGGGGCGGCGTATTTGTCGCCAAATGGTATAACGCGCATCATGGGCTCGGACGTAGTGGTGCCGGCCAGGTAGCCGTTCACCGTTACCCAATCCATTGTTGAGTCGCCGGAGTAAACGGCGCGGAGTTTCCAGTTGTTCATGTGAGTGGTGAGTTGCAAGAGTCGTGTTCGTAACCAACGGTCACGGAAAGGTTCAAGAGGACGCCGGACAGCACGTTGCTTCCTTCCTCCTCAAGGGGGACGGTCGAGGCGCTGGCGACGTCGAAGCGATGGGCAAAGGTGAACACCTCCCCACCGCGCTCCATATCGGCCAAGATGTCCTCGGCTACCTGTTCGGCGTTTGTGATGGCGCCCTTTTGAAAGTCCACTTTGGCTTCGCTGTTGGGCGGGTTGTCAAGGATGTACACCTCGAACGAGTAGGTCTTCGAGCTTCCTTCGTAGCTGGCACCCGTGTACACGAGGTGAAGGACGGGGTACGTCTCCAGCTTGTCCAAATCGACGTCGGAGGGCGAGCCAAAAGAGAACGTCGACACGAACGGGTTGGCCGCGACGAATGCCTCGAAACGGTTCACGATGTTGGTGTAGGTTATCATGCGGTCGCCTGTTTGCGTTTGAACTCCAAGTCCTTCATGAATGCGAGGTGGGTGAATACATGACCGACGGTGAGCTTGGTGACGGCTTCGATGCGAAGAATGTCCTCACCCGCGAGAGAATGGAGGACAGGATACCACCCCCACTTCTCCCCGAAGTCGTCGCCACCTTCGTCGCCGCTTGAATCAAAGAGGACTGCAAAGTGCTCAGAAGTTCGTTTTTGGTAGTCGAAAAAAAAAGCAGGGCCCCCGCCACTTGGTCCGCTGGCATATCGAGGAACGCCTCGGCGTCTTCCTTGGCCGTGTAAGGCTCTATCTCGTAACGCTTGCCCCACTCCCTTGTGACGGGACGAAAGAGCAAAGCCATGACCTTGTGGGCGTTCTTCCAAAAGTCCCCGCAAAGTTGCTCCGCATCAATCCACTCACCCGCCGTGAACTCGTCCCAGTTCGGGATGAAGCCGTAGCGCGTGCCGTTGAGCTCGAACGTTTCGAGGTGGCGTTGTGTTTCGGCCTTGCGAAGCGTTTGCAGGTGGTTGTATGCCTCTTGAATCAAAGCCCGGGGCATCTCCCTCAACTCCTCCCAATCGGTGCCCGTAACGGCGCCCACGCACGTCATGGGGTCGTCGGACGTCTCAAGCACCTGAAGGTGGCGCAAGGTGAGGTCGGCAAAAGTAGCGGGGAGGGATAGCTTCACACTCATAAGACGCGGTTTCGTGGTTTGCTTACGCTGTGAAAGTTAAGGCAAAAAAAAAGGCCCCGCTTGGGGGCCTGTTGTTCTGTCGCTTGGTTCACTTGTTAGGGTAGAGGTCCTTGAGTGCTTGGCGTGCCATTTCGCGGATGGTCTCGTTGATTCCTGTTTGGGCGATGCGGGTCAATTCTTTGTAGCTCATGGTGGTTGTTTTGTTGTTTTCCATGCCTCAAAGATACGGGTACCTTTTCCATTTGTCCAAACTTTGGGACACTTTTTTTTTAGCCGAGGGCGTATTTCCCGAAGTTCGGGTTGGTCTGCGTGTGGGTGATGGCGTACCGGCTCGCGTCGATGAAGTGGTTGAACGCGTCCACGGGCTCGTTGAGTTGTCGCCCGTTCTTGTCCTCCTTCCATTTGTAGTTCCGGAGCTCTTTGATGCCGTTGACGCTTCGCGATGTGATGCCCAACGGTCGGGAGCGTAGGAAGTCCAACCCCGCTCGGATGCTGTCCCGTCCCTTGCGTGCTGGGTGGACGTTGAACCCGTGCCCGTGGATTTCGTCGATGCTCTTTGGTTCGGCACTGTCCGCCACAATCATGGCCCCCCGCCCGACCTCGGCGTCGCGTAAGGTTTGCGAGATGGCCGCGTTGGTGAGTCCCGTGGCGTAGCATACCTCGTCCAAGATAAACCCGTGGCCGTCCGTGTAGACCTTCACGATGGCCGTGGGGTCGTTCGTGTACCCGAAGTCGAGGCCGATGTTTAGGAGCTTGTAGTCGGTCGGGATTTGGTCGTATTCCTTCCAATGGGTGAGGATGGTCGCACGACTCACGCCACGCTCGCCCAAGCCGTAGACCTTCCAGTAGTCCGGGTCCGCGTCTTGTAGGCGTTCAATCTCTGCAACGACCGCATCCGGGAGGTGCGGGTTGTCGAGGTACGTGGTTTGGTAGAAGTCCGCGTCGTCGCGTGGGATGACCTCGTCGTATATCCAGTGAAACTCGTCGGACGGGTTGTAGTCAATCAAGATGCGCCCCGTGGTCCGGAGCACAAGTTGCCTCCAGTCCTCAAGGTTGAGCTCGTTGGCCTCATTGACGAAGAGGATGTCACGCTTGCGACCGCGCACCTTTTGCGGTTGGTCAATGCTGATGAACTCCACGAGGTTCCCGAACAGGATGTACGTGGCTTCGCTCTTGTTGTGGTTGGCTACGTTGTAGATGCCTTCCCTTTCGAGGATGGTGAAGAAGTCACGCATGACCGACGCACGGATGGCCGGGAAGGTTTTCCGCGCGATTGTGATAACGGCCCCCGAGTTCTCATTCGTGTGGCAGAGCTCGATGAGCGCCGTAAGGATGGAGAACGTCTTGCCGCTACGTGTGCCCCCTTGGTGGACTTGTATTTTGGCTGGCGACTCTTTGACGTGGTAATATGTCGCCGCCTGTCTCAATCTTCGTCCAGCGTTTCGAGTTGTTTGACGACTTCCTTGGCGGATTCCTCGGTGTCGTAGTTGCCCACGATGGAGGCGTTGCCTTCCCTGTCCGTTCCGATTACTTGGTAGAGCGTGCGCTCCCCTTCGGTGCCGTTCTCCGCGATGTTGCGGACGGTTGTGTTGATGGTGTATTTCATGTGGTCGTTGAGTTGTCGTTTCCAAACCATGAGAGCGGCTTTTTCTCGGCCACCTCGATTTCTTGCCTTTCCACGTACCCGCGTCCCTTGCCCTTGGTCTTCAAAAAGAAAATGGTCGCGGCTGGGTTGCCCTCTTTGATGAGCTTGTGCAGGTGGCTCTCCGCAAAGTCGAGCGTCCGCCCTTCGATGGCTTTGACCTTGTCGCGGTAGTCGTTGTCTTTCCTGAGCCAGTCGTAATGTGTGGAGCGATTGATGCCGACCGCGTTGCAAGCTGTCGTCACGATGCCGAGCGACCGTTCAAGGGCTTCCAACATGGCCTCTTTTTTGGTGTCGGTTTTGGTGGTTTTCGCCAACGTTTCGTCCGGATGTGTAAATGCCATGTCAGTTTGCTTGTGTTAAAATTTCAAACTCTAGCTCCCCGTTATCAAGCTGTGCCTTTTGACCTGTAAACGCCTCCCATC